ATGCCCCTCACTGATACCGCTGTTCGACAGGCCAAGCCGGCCGAAAAAGACTTCACCCTCACGGATGGCAGCGGCCTATCCCTCTTTGTTGCCAGCAATGGCACCAAGTCCTGGCACTTCAGGTTCTCCTGGCACGGCAAGCAGCCGCGCATGTCGCTGGGCACCTATCCCGAAATCACGTTGAAGGAAGCCCGCGAGCTACGGGATCAGCACAGGTCACTTGTGGCCAAGGGTATCGACCCTCGATCGCAGCGCCGCGAAAAGAAACGCGCAGCCGCCGGCAACGCCGTCAAGACGTTCGAAGTGGTCGCCAACGAGTGGCACGCTTTCAAGGTTCCTCGGATGGTTGTTGCAGAAAGGGGCGGCGCCTATCAGTCGCGCTTCTATTTGGACAAGGACCTGATCCCGGTGCTGGGCAGGATTCCGATCGCCGATGTCCGCCGTGGTGACGTGCTGACCGCACTGCGCCGGATTGAGGGGCGCGGCTCACTGAACTCGGCGCGCAAGTGCCGTGCCTGGCTGAACGAGATATTCCGGTTCGGCATTGCGTCGGGCTATCTGGAAATGAACCCGGCGTCAGACCTCGATATCGTGGCCGCCAAAGAGCCGCCGGTTAAGCACAACCCAATGCTGCGCCAGCACCAGATAAAGAAGTTCCTGCACGACCTGCGGGCGTTCGATGGCACGGCCGGTTATGTGAAGAGTGCGATCAGGATCCTGTTGCTGACCGGTGTGCGTACCGGCGAGGTGCGCCAAGCAACCATCAGCCAGTTCGACCTGGATAACGCGCTGTGGACGATCCCGGCCGACACAGTGAAACAATTGAGGAAAGTGATTCGTAGCAAGGGAGGGGATGAAGTACCGCCGTATCTGGTGCCACTGTCGCGGCAGGCGGTTGAAGAGGTGCGCAAGGTGCATAAGTTGACCGGCTGCTACAAGCTGCTGATCGCCGGCCGGAACGAGCCGACCAAGCCTATCAGCAACAACACGGTCAACAATGCATTGAAGCGCATGGGGTATGAAGACCAACTGACCGGGCACGGGATCCGCGCCACGATTTCAACGGCCTTAAACGAGATGGGTTACAACGAGGATTGGATTGAGGCGCAGCTTTCGCATGCGAGTTCAAGCAAGGTCAGGAAGACCTACAACCACGCGGAGTACGTGGAACAGCGGCGGGGAATGATGCAGGAGTGGGCTGATTACTTGGATGCGCTGGAGGCCGAATCCTGATCTTTTGCGCCGCGGGAAGCGGCGATCTGGGCGTGGTTCCATTGCAGAACCTCGGACTTGATCCAGCCCACGGAGCGGCCGCCCAGCGGCACCTGTTTCGGGAACAGGCCTTCGGCGGCCATGGTGTAAATCTTGGTGGTGCCGAGGCCTACCAGCTTTTTGACCTCTGGCAGGCGGATGAATTCGACCGGCTCTTCTGGCAGGTCTTGGCGTTCGGTGTTCATGGGGTCACCTCGGTTGAAGGTTTGTTGTTCAGCGCAGCGGTGGCGTCGAGGCAGGCGACCCACCCTTGGTTATACGTGTTGGATTCGGAAAGAAGCCCGACCGTGACTGGCTTGCGCTCGGGCAGCACAAACGCGACCGGCACTTGCGGGGTGGTGAACAGCGGCTTGATATTGATTTCGTATTCATTCACGACTCGCTCACCCCAAGCAAAACGTACATCTCGCACGGTGATTTGTGTTGTCGCCGAAGTGCGCCGGTATACAGTTCCGTCAGGCCCATCGGCCTCAGCTAGCCACGCCACCGGCTCACCCCTCCCACTCTCCAGCTCCCCGATGCGCGCCTGTAGCTGGGCGATGGTGGATTGCAGGGCGGCGACTTCTGGATCGAGTGCGCGCATCGCAACGTAGGCGTGACCCATAGAAGAGTTGTGCATGATGCCGATCATGCCGTCGGCGTCCATGTAGGCTTGGCATCCAGCCTCGGTCATGGCCGCCGATGGGCCGTGCTGATCGCCCCGCACTGAATGAACCGGGCAAGGCCAATGAGGGTTATCTTTGCCGAACCGCCGGCACCTGCATGCAGCAGATGAATTAAGAGGCTCGTTCACGTCAGACCAGTTTTCATTGAAAGTATCGGTCAACAGTCTTTCCAGCAACTCCCGCGACACGCCGTCAATCGTTGGGTTATTGGTCATGGTCAAGCTCCAGTTCTTTTCGTTCGTCTGCAATAAGCTCGGCCACCAGCGATTCAATCTCTTGGATTGTCGCGCCTTCGTCTTTCGAGCGCCTGATCTCAATCCTCAGTAACTGGATCGCAGCAGCGGTGCGAGACGGATAGACGTGCGCCTCAAATCCGCCACGCTGTGCTTCTTGCACCATGATCATTCCGCTTACGTTCATGCCGCTCATCACAGATTCTCCATGCATTCGCCATTACAGCCGCGTGCAAAGCAGGCGGAGCAGGGCGGCTCGTTCGCATCGGTTGTTGGCGCGCGGTCGTCAGGCTTTACGGCCACCGCCTTCCCGCATGAGTGGCAAAAGTTCATGCCGTTCTCGACTGGCCCTTCTTCATGAAATGACCAGACGACCCCGCAGGCGCTGTGCCAGGTGCCTACTCCGTCTTCGTCTTCCCACTCGCAGGTTCCGCTGCGTTCGTCGAGCTGCTGCTCTGCCGCAGTCAGCCGATCCTGCAGCGCAACCTCACGCTGCTTTCCTTGGAGTTGGCGCTCGTCGAAGTCGGCGGCGCGAACCCACATACCTGGATCATTCTTGGCCATGGCCTGTTTCAGCGACTCGGCCAGAGCGTCTCTGGCGAGATAGCGAATTACTCCGTTCATTTCGAAGCCCTCAGCAAAAGAGTTGGGCCAGTGCCAGCAGGCAAAGGCTGTATTCAAGTAGTTGGTGGGACACGGTTGTTCTCCCGCTCGGCGTGCTCGCGCTGCCGGGCCTTGCTGCATTTGTCGTGGTTGCCGACGTGGCGGGGTCTGTGGCACTTGTCGCAGCGTGCGGTGAACTCCATCACGCCGGCATTGAGCTTGCCGGTGCTGGTCATCGCCACGGCCCTCGGTAGATGTGCTGGAGCATGAACAGGGTGGCGAAGATCATGGCGTCACCCCATCAGCGGCCAGCTCAGTCAGTAACTGAGCCTTTCGGCGTTCGTACCACGGGTACCAGGTGCGACTGACGCCACGCCACCGGATGGTCACGCCGCGCTTTTTCAGCTTTCGTGCGCGTGCAGCGCATATGCGGCGCTCACCCCAACCGCCGGTGTTGTCAGCGGCTCGCTGGTCCAGCCATTCAATGGTGTGTTGCGGGTCGTACTTGTGGTATCGGCTGCTCGGCTGATTTGCATCAAGCCACGCCTGAAGTTTGGCGGCCGAGATCTGTCCGCCGAAAAAGACGTAGCACTTTTCCAAGGACTCAAGGGTTCCCACGCCAACCTGCACTACAGGCTCCGGCCGCGACGGGTCGAACTCGTCCCAGACATGGCCGTCGCATTCGAGGGTGTTACCGTCATCAAGGGCGATAGTGAATTTCCGGCCGGCGAATGCATCGCGTGTGCCTGGACGTTCGACCATGAACGAATAGAACCCGCTGTCATGGGCAATCAGGCGGCGCTGCTTGCGGTGGCTGTGCCAAACCTCTTCCTCTCCACGGTGATACACAAAGCTCGGGAGTCGATCGACAACCACGTAATAGTGGGTGTGCTTGCTGTAGGGCACAGTTCGCGCGATGACATCGATGATTTGGATTTCTGATTGCTGATTCATGCCGCCCCCTTCAACACATCGATGACGATCTTCACGCCGCTGGCCACGCTGGATGGCTGCACGGCGGCGTACCTGGTCAGGTCAGCAATGGCCTTTTCCCTGATGGGCGCGCGCCGAACCGATGCGCCGAGCGCACGGACGAAGTCGAGGGCGTACCGCTTGCCCTCAAGTTGCATCACTTTGTTGATGGGGCCGGTGATAACCAGATCCGGTACCGGCTCGGCGGCTGAGGCCTCGGGTTTTCCTGTGGGAACGGGCAGGGGCCTGCCCATGGCGCGGTCAAGCGCCTGTTGTGCGAGTGAGTTCATGGGGTTACCTATGTCGGGAGATTGCCGGACAGTGGAGGATTGATCAGGCGGCGACGGCCTGGCGATCAGCGGTGCTCCACGGATCGTTGGCCCGTGCCAGTGCGGCCATCGGCGGCGGGCTGACACTGTTGCCGCACATGTGCACCTGCTGGGTCTTGGTGAATGGCTTGCCGTCGGCGCCGTGGCTGATGATGTAATCGGCCGGGAAACCCTGAGCCTTGTACAGTTCGGCCGGTTGCAGCATCCGCAGGCAGATATCGACGATCACGTATGGCGTGCCTTTGATGGTGACGGTCACCAGGCCCAACCGATCCTTGGTGGTGATCGTTGGCGCTGGCGCGTCGGCGGCGCTCATGTTCTCGGTGCCGTAGTAGCTGATCAGGAATGCCGCTACACGCAGTGCACCGGCTTCAACCTCTGGCGAAAGCTGAAACTCAACCAACGAGCTTTTTCCGCCACCGCCGGCCGTGATAGTCGGCGCCGGTTCGTCCACACCCTGGCCAACGCTGGCGCCGAACTGGCGCTCCATGAACGCAGTGACCAGACCGTGGTGAGTTCCGCCGGCGCTGATGGTGTGCAGCGGGTCAGCAGCGTCCCGTGCATCGCAGTTGCCGCGCAGGTGCACCAGGTTGGCGGTCACCAGTTGCTGCTGGCTTCCGGTGTTGGTCACCGTGGTCATAGGGTCCTCGATGCTCTTGGCGGCCGTCGTGTTGAAGCCGCCATTCATCTGGGCCATGAAGGCTGTCGCAATGCCGTACTTCCCTCCGGAAGCCATGATGGTTCCCAATGGTTGGGCAAGATCGGCGCTGCGCGGTGCAGAGCCCGGCTTGTCACCATTTCCAAGCTGAACAAGTGCCGCAGCGGCTATGGCGCGATGGTTCTGGGTCATCAATGTCCCGGCCGGCTGATCCGCTGTCGCAGGCTTGCCGCTGTACGCTGGCCCACCGGCACCGACCAGCACCGGGCTGATCAAAGTCAGCTCGCCCCGATTTGCGCAGGTGACGGTGGGAAGAGGGGCGTGGGGATCGTTGATCCGGTCACTGCCATGGTGGGTTGCTGGCGCGATTATGGGGCTGGCCATGGCGAATGATCCGCCGCGCGGCCAAGACGTCACCGTGCGCAGTGGGTCATGGGCAGACTGGACACTTTCGCCCGACCAGTTCGCGATCGGCACAATGAACGGGTCAGCCGCATCTATGACGAATTTCTTCATGCCTTTGGCGATTCGGCGCAGGGTGGCCGGTGCCAGTGGCTTGGGCCGGTCGAAAATGCTTTTGCTCGGGATTGTCCAGTCGATGCACTCGGCGGCAGTGCGCCACTTCTTCTGGCCCTTGGATGGGGTCTTCGCGTGGGTTGGATCAGGCCACACGATCGGCTGGCCGTCACAGCGAGCGATCATGAATAAGCGTTCGCGGCTGGTCGGTGCGCCGAAGTCGCAGGCCTTGATCACCTTCCATTCAACGACGTAGCCCATGGCCTCCAGCAGGGCCACAAAGCGGCGCCATGTCTTGCCGCGCTGCTTCGGGTCTGGAATCAGGAACTGCTGACCCACCGGCACAACCTCACCAGGTGCAGCCACTTCTCCGCCGAGTTTCACCACCCGGCCGGTGGTCTTGTCGCGCTTGGCGATCAGTCTGCCCCACTGCAAAATCTGCTTAACGTTCTCGAGGCTGATCACGCGGGGCCGCTTCATGCCGGCCCACTTCAGGCCGATCCACGACAGATTGCGAATCTCCCGCTTGCGCGGCTGGCCGCCGGCGGCCTGGGAGTGGTGCGTGCAATCCGGCGACATGTGGAACCAGCCAACGGCCTTGCCGCCGCACTCAGTGTCCGGATCGCCCTCAAACACGTCGGTGGTGTAGTGCACGGCGCCCGGGTGATTCACGGTGTGCATGCTGATCGCTTGGGGGCTGTGGTTCTTCGCGACGTTCACCGCTCGCCCCAGACCCATCTCCAGCCCGGTACCGGCGCCGCCGCCACCGCAGAAGAAGTCGACAACGATCTCATCGTCCTGAGTGCTGAAGCCGAGTCCGTATTGAGTTTTGAAATCGAAGGGGTGTTTCTTCTGTTGTGCGGACATAGGGGATCCTCGCCGACTGGCATGATTTGATGGGTGCGCCGACGAGTGACGGCGCGATGTTGCAGGTCAAGCCACCTGAGCAGGCGGGTTCATCGCGAAGTAAACGCGGGCGCAAGCCTCGGTGTCGGGGCGGGCGCGGTGGCCACCGACCAGCTCTTCACCGGTGAAGTGCAAAAGGGCCTCGGCCACGGTCGGAACCTTGAACTGCTTGCCGAAGCCGGCGCGGATCATCTTTTCGGTCGGCGGGCATTTCACGATGTTCTTACTGCTCTGGCAGGTGCAGTAGCCGGGCGTGGCCTTGAATGCGTCCGCCGCGTCTTTACCGCGATAGCGCGATAGCGCGATGCGCATGATGCGGTCGTCGAACTGGATGTTGTGGGCGATGCGCAGGCCTGCGCGTTCGTGGATGGCCATGAAGCCGTCCAGCGCCTCGGCCTCGGGGATGCCCATGTCCATCGCCATTTCGGTGGTGATGCCGTGGATCACCGCGACTTCGTTGGGGATAACCCAGCCATCGGGCCGAACCATTGCTTCGAAGGAATCGACCAGCGCGCCGTTGGCGTCGTAGGCCAGGATGCAGATGTCCACCAGGTGGGGCTGGCGCGGGTCGTCGCTCGGTTCTTTGAACAACGGCAAGCCGGTGGTTTCGGTGTCGTACGGGGTGAGCAAATTCATGGGGCTTTTCTCCAGGCGAAAAGAAGGCGCCCTTAGGCGCCTGTGGTATTGCGATTGGGTTGGGTCAGCTGGCTTGCTGCAGTTTTTCTTCGCTGGCGGCAACACCGCCCTCGATCCACACCGCGTTGATTTCTGGCGGCAGCTTGGCAGGCTTGGCCTTGAGGGTGCCGCAGACAATGGCGCTGTCGATGGTGCCGGCCTTCGCCATGGCCACCAGCATGCCGAGCAACTGGCCGCGCCCGGGCAGGTCGAGGACGTCGAAGCGATCGAGGATCAGGAAGCGCAGGCCTGAATGTTCGGCGATGGCCAGCGCCAGCAGGCAGTCAGCGCGCCACCGTTCCGACTCCGACAGGAGCGTGTACAGCCGGCCGCCGGCGGTGATGTTCATGTCGGCGCCGATTTGCACCTTCTTCCAGCCAGATAGACCGGACGACTTGGCCAGGCTTTCGTTGAACGGCTTCAGTGCGCCGGCCAAGATCTCAGCCGGGATTCCGTCTGGAGACAGCAGGTCGGTGATGGCCGACCATTCCTTGACGTCGGCATGGTGCTTTCCGGCATCAATCGCTTTCTGCTCGGCGCTGGCCAGTAAGTCGAGTCGATCGCTGATCGCTTCAACCTTGGCCTTGGCGGCATCGCGCAGGTTGCGCTGCACCTGTATGGCGTCCTCGACGCGCTTGATCATCGCGTCAGTTACAGGCTCGTCCATGGTGTCGGTGAGCGCCTGCAAATCGCGGCCGGCCTGTTCCGATTCTTCCACGGCCTTCTGGTCGTTGACCTGAGTTCGGGCGAGCAGGTTATAAGCGTCGTTCGCCTTCTTCAGTTCGGCCTGAGCGGTTGCCAGCTTGCCGGCGTCCGCAGCCTTACCCTTGAACAGCTCCAGCACCTTGCCGACGATCTTAAGCTTTGTGCCGCAAGAGGGGCATTCGCACGGGTTCTCACCGCTGAAGGCCTGCACCTGCTGCTCGGCGGTGCTGACCTTTTCCTTCCACGGCTCCAGCTCTTTGTTGGTCGCTTCGAGCTTGTTCTTGCGGCGGTTCAACTCCAGATAAACCGCTTCGAGTTCTGCGCGGCGGGCATCCAGCTTGTTGGCTGCATCGCGCTTGGCGTTCAGGCCGCCCAGATGCTGGGTGCCTTTCTCAATTTCGGTGGCTGCTGTGGTCAGCTCGGTTTGAGCGGCGGTCAGGTCTTCGGCGGTCAGTTCTGGCGCTTCTTCCGGCAGCGGCTGGATATCAACCGTCCAGCCTTCGGCTTTTACGTCGCCATAGGCCTCACCGGTCAGGCCTTTCCAAGCGCCACGGCTTTCGGCGGCGTAGGTCTTGGCCTGTTCCTGCGCGGCGGCGAAACCGCTCAGCAGTAAAGGCTTGATCTTCTCGATCTTATCCGCGTTCGCGCCCTTGGCCAGCAGCTTGTCGACCACGACCTGTGGCTTGCTGCTGGATTTGGTCAGGGCGAACAGCATCTTGCGGCGCTCGACGTCCTTCAGGCTGGCGAACAGATCGGGCTTAAGCACGTAGGGCAGGTATTCGTCGCCGGTCGCCAGCGTGTGGTCGCCTTTGCCGGCGGGCAGTGTGTAACTGCTGGCAACGTCGTCATGACTGACGATGATCTGGGCCTTTTTCTTGCCCTCGGTCACCAGCAACTGGTAGTCCTTCTTCAGCGAAACACGCGCCTGACCTCCCAGCGCCAGGTTGATCGCTTCCTGAAGGCTGGACTTGCCGGCGCCATTAGGGCCGCTGACCAGGGTGATAGGTGCGGACAGGTCAAGGTTGCACGCGTGCAAGCCTTGGAAGTTTTCAACGAAAAGGTGGTTCAGGCGCATGTTGGGTTACTCCAGGTCGAGGTTCGCCAGCTCGGCGATGACCTTGTAGGTGTTTTCGAGGGAAGTATTGCCCTCGGTTTCGAGTTCGATCACGGCGTTATCGACGAGGCGCAACAGCAGGCTGGTTGCCTGGTCGCTGTCGATGGCGAGGCGACGTTGCAGCCAGGCGACATCGACTGTTTTGGCGTGCAGCACGACCAGCTGCGCGGCGTCTTCGTAGCTGAAATCGCCGAACTCTTTACCAAAAGTGGTCGCGACGGGGTTCTGTCCGACGTCGTGAACTTCTTCAAGCTCCGGATTGAATTCGACATCAACCAGATCGTCATTCAACGGGTGGCGCTCACCATCCGGTTCATCTGGCCCGGTACCGCCACCGAACAGGCTGCCGGTCAGGTCGCTGACGTGCAGCGGGAACTCATGCTGATCACGATCCGGCTGGATGAAGTCGAGGCCTTCGGCATAGTCGTCTGGCGCCATCACCAGCAGGCAGAGTCGGCCGGCGCTGTCGATCAGGTCGTGCCGGTTCGGGTCTTTCGCGTCGACGATCGACGTCAGAGTCAACTGCTTGGAGTTGAACTTGACCTCTTTCATCGTGACTTCTATGGTCGAGACGTTACGAGAACTGATGATCGCAATGGCGTTGTGCACAGCCTTTTCAGCCGCTTCGGTCAGGCGGTCAATCACTTCCTGCTGCTGGCCTTCGTTCAGCTTGCCGTATGGTGAGTGCAGGTTCTTCAGCTCAAACAGACCGGCTTCAACCAGGTCGTGTACCAGCAGTTCGTGCGCAATGTAGGACGGCGGAACGTCCGCCATCTTGGCGCGCTCAATGATTGCCTTGTGTTCAGGTTTCATGGGGTGTCCTCAGGCTTTCGCAATGCGTTCGAGCTTCGACTGTTGCGCCGGGCTCAGGTGGGTGTGGGCGCCGTAGCGCTTGAAGTTGGCCCGCAGGTTCTCGGTAAACTCCAGCTCCCAGGCGCCGCTGGCATGAAGCTCAGCGGCGGCTAGCAGGGCTTGGAATTCCTCGACGCGGTCGTAAATCTCGATGACCGATTGAGTAGCCATTGCGGTTACTCGAGCTGCAGGTCGCCGGTATCGGCGGGTTTGGTGTCGGTTTCAGCGTTTTCTGTAACGGTTTCGGCCTGATTTGTTGCAGTTTCGGCCGTTTCTGATGCAGGTTCCGGCGAATCTGATGCATCCGCGTCGACATGTTCAGCGTCTTCATCAATGATTGCAGGCGGCTCCGGCTCTTTGTTACGCAGGTCGTTGACGTCCACCGTGTAGTTGCCGGCTCCGTCCGGTGTAGCGTCGATAAAGTCGTGAACTTCCTCCTGCGTTTGCAGACCCATCAGCAGTTCAGGCGCATAAAGCCGGCCAAACAAGCTGGCGGCGCGGTAACGCAGCATAATCTCCGGCATGGTCTGCCACTTGCTGCCATTTTTGGTCAGCCAACCTTCATCGATGGCCATCTGCATCGAAACGGTTGGGCCGTCGAGCCGGTCGCCGGTTTCCTTTTCGATTACCCATGCGCGGCAGGTGCGGTGCTGAATCGTGGTTTCGCGCTGTTCTTCGGTCTTTTTGTCGTTCTTCCAGACTACGGCCTTGTACTTCACGACCTCTTCTTTGCCTGGCTCGCTGATGTCGAAACGCAAAGGGCTGAAACGCCCGCAACTGTTGATCGCGGCGATGATGAACTGGCTGGACCAGCTCGGACGCCCTTCGATGACATATAGGTTCTGCATCACCATCAATGGGTCAGCGCCCATGCGCATGGCCATGTTCAGTGCCACAACGCAGTTCGGCAGGCCAGCAGGGTTCGGCGTGTGGCCGGTGACCTTGCCGTAGGATTTCACTTCAGTGAAAGCGCGGTACTGAGCTGGTACCAGGGTGGAGGCGCACAACGCTTTGGCAACACGCTGCAGCTGATCAAAGCCTGACCCGGTCAGCAATGACATCGGGGTGTCTTGTTTCGGCGCGGCAACAGCAGTGGTCTGCATCGCCGCCAGTTGGGTTGGTTGAGTCATGGTGAGCCTCGTTATTCGTGGTAAGGGCAGGAGGACCAGCGCGGGCAGTAGCGTGCGCTGCACAGAAAACTCTGCGGGTTGGGGGGGAACAGGCCGGTGCGGAACATGTCAGCGCCGATCTGGATCAGGCCGGGGAACTCTTCGGTACCGACCATCATCTGGCGGGCGTTGCGGATCTCGCCGATACCCGTTTCCGGCTTGCCGCCGGTCTTCAGGCCGATGATGTGAGCCGGTGCGGTGCATGGCTCGCCGGTTGTGTGTTCTTCGAGAATTTCGTAAGTGCCGATCTGTGCGGCATGGCCCTTGGTTTTGGCTTTGCCTTCGGATACGGCAACCCGTCCCGACTTCACGTCAGCGATGCCCTTGCCGGTGCCGGTCTTGCAGATCCGCGCCCGATCCAGCTGGCCGGTCAGGCGAACGATGATCCCGCCACCGCAATCTATTTCCAGCGGCGTTGCCGTGCGCTCAACCGCCACGAACTCATACCGCGGGCTGATTTCGTTGCAGTATTTGGTGTGCAGCTGCAGGCCGATCGACTCAGCCTGTGCCAGGGTGATGTCCGAACCGCGCCAGTCAACTTCGTAATCTGGGTTGCGCAGCGTGTGCACGAACATTTCTGCGGTGTCGAAGGCCGACAGGTTGCTGCCGTTGATCCTGGCCGAATCGAATGCCGCAGTACCGGCGTGAATCGCGGTACCGAGCTGCGAGCGCGGGCTACCCGGTGACCGGTGGCCCAGCAGGTGAATCCACTCCCACTTTAACGCGCAGTCGAACAGCGAACCCCATGACGAGGCGCGGACGGTGGTTACGTTGCTCATGACCGCACCGCCTGCGCGCGTTGTTCGCGCATCTGTCGCTTCGCTTCCTTGTCACACCAATTGTTCACCCACTGGCGCGGGGACCCGGTTCCTTTATGTGCCTTTACATGATTGATCTTGAGGAAGAAGCCGTGTTGGTTACGCAATGCTTCTACCTGGTCGATATGGGATTTGATGATTCCCGCCATGCCACGCATTCGTCCTTCAAATGCGTCCTGAACTGCAAGGCAGTCGACCACCAGCACCAGCCTGATTCGGCTTCCAAGTCTCAGTAGAGCGCCGATTTTCTCGTCATCGCCCATCTGCAAGATCGCTTTGCAGGCCGTAACGATTTCAGCTTCGTGCGCCTGCCGGATTCCATGAATTGGGAATGAACTGCTCAGTCTTTCAACATCGCCTCGCGCCCAGAAAGCGCCTCCGGCGCTCTTTGTTTCCGGACAGAAGCTGGCATCGGTGAAGACCGTGACATTTTCTATGTTCATGCTGTTCCTACTGCGTGATCAGTCCGCCAAGCGCAGGCGCCAGCAGGACAATGGTGAGGAAGGTCAGGCCGACGATGGCCGAGGTGATGCGGATCGCGCGGCGCCGGGAGCGCTGGTGAGTGGTCATGGCATCCGCACCACGATTTCACCGCGCCGGATCTCGATGCGGGTGAATGGAGGCAGATCAGTAACCAAAAAAAAGCCCCGAAGATTCAGGGCTTTCGCGAGTTCCTTGCAGTTCTTGGCGGTGATGGTCACGGTGCTGACCTCCGAATGTCGGTGAGAAAGGCCTCGGCCTGCGCCTGGTAGATGCGATCCAAGCGAGTCACGTAGTGCTGGTGTTCGCCGATATCGATCGCGCCCAGCGCGTGGGCCATTTCGATGGCCATGCTCGTCTCAGCATGCAGCTGCGCCGACGAGTCACCGTTACGCAGAAGGGCAAACCGTGAATCGATCATGCCCAGCGCAATATCGTGTTTGCGGTTCATGCTGCCCACCGTCCGTTCTTGCGGCGTTGCAGGGCGTCGATCTCAACCCACAGCGCCGTCTCGATCTGTTTGCCGTGCTGCTGGGCCACAACCGGCAGATGGTGCGCAGGAACATCCATCCGCACACCGTCATCGTCGTAGCAGATGCCCGACAACACTTTGAACTCCAGTTCGCGGCTGCCGTAAAAGTCCCAGTCGCTGTTCCAAGCATTGAAGCAGGGCGGGATGTTTTCGCAGTGGGTCACCTCCACCTGGAGGACAAACCCTTCAACAATCACTTCGTGTTCCATGGTGGTCGCCTCCGTGGTGGCGGTGTGTTGTGCCAACAAAACTCGAATGCACTCGTTCGCTCCGCTGGTTGCCGTTGGGCGCGGGGTGAGTGCATTCGGGTTTGTATCGGGAAAAGAAAAGCCCCAACTGGACGGGAGGGGCTTTTCGGTGTTGCTCAGATGCAATGACAGTCAGTATTTGGTGCGGGACAGCGCGCGCCAGAACGAGCACTGACCCTTGGTACATCGCCACCGCTCACGGTGAAAGCGCAATGGATCGGTTGGCAGGCCGTCATCAGGTGGCGGTTCTGGCCGCACATGACTCAGCGCTGCGCCGATCAGGATGATCAAGAGCATGGGTTTCTCCAATTTAAAGTCGGCGCGTGATCCACGATCGAATCTTGTCGGGATTTCACCGCTCGACGCCGAATTCATGCAGGTGGGCGGTTATAGGCCGAAGTTTCGTCCGCATCCGTCTACCCACTAATTGAATGGGCAGAGGTGATGCGGTCAGTGGCTGCGGATGATTTCGGCGCGGGACCTGTGAGCGTTTTCGCCAACGTGGATGGCAACGCTTTGAATGAGGGCGACGGCTTCCTCTTTGCCTTGGGTTGCTGCCAGCGCCAATCCGGCCATGCTGATGAGCTTCAACGTCACGTTTCTGACGTCATCCATGTTTTGAGGCTTGCAGGCGTTGATGTATGCCTCAACCAACTTGTTGCACATGAGTTCTGCGGTTTCTGGGGTAACCATTGGCTTGCTCCGGTTGTTTTCCCAATGCACCCGTCACCAGGTGCATCAGTGAAAATCTCTGGTCTTGCTGGCCGCTGTTACACGCCACCTGCGGACTGGGCGATTACTTTCTCGGGGGCCTTCGAGGCCCGACAGTCGGCCGCGACAAGATCCACTGAATGGGTCATTTGTCCGCCAACACACTTCTTTTGTGCGCTTTACGCTTCGCGCCTTGGGTAGTGGCCACCCATCTGGTCCATTGAGGCTGAACCATTGCTGCCTTCGAATCTGGGCCGGTGGTGATCCGGCAAGATGAATCGGTCGAACTAAAGAGCGCTGGCTTTCGCCGGGTTTCGAATTTGCGCAATGCGCAAGTCATGGATTGCATTATGCGCAAACTTTAATTTGCGTCAAGCGCAAATCTGCAAAAAGATTGAGACGAAAAAAAGCCCGCTCATTGGCGGGCTCTATTGCAGGAGGGGAAGTGTCAGAGGTTGTGGACGATCAGCCAGATGAAGAAGGCCGCTGCGACGGCCATTGTCGCGATATCGCTACGTGATGCGCGCTCGCCCAACAGGGCAGAGACAACGCAGGTGATGAAGCAAACGGCCATTCCCACGCAGAACAGGATCCCGGCCTGGGCCCAATCGAACAGCAGGAAGGTACCGCCAGAAAAGGCGATCAGCAGCAGTCCGCAAGTGAATAGGGCTCCGGTTGCGGAGTCTCGGGTGATAACGCTGGTCATGGCTGGCACCTGCTTATAGGCCGGTCATCTTGGTATCGATCACGCGACCGATGAACTTGCAGTCGCCTTCGATCTGAATGGTGCGGTAGTTCGGATTCAATGGGCGCAGGTACTTCATGCCTGCGTCTTCGATGTACTGCTTGAACGTGCTTTCGCCGCTCTCAAGCTTTACCACGTAGTACTTGCCGCTGATCACGTCAGCCTCTGGCTGTACCAGAATACGCGAACCCTCGGGAAAGCTGGGGTTTCCGTTGCAGGTCATCGAGTCGCCGCGCACGTCCAGCCAAAAGCCGTTTTCGCCGGCGTTCTCGGTCGAGGCAATCCATGTGTCTGCATCGCCTGGGTGGAAATTGTCCGAGGACTCTGCCCACTCTCCAGCAATCACCCAACTGATCAACGGATATTCCTTAGGCTCCCGGCTTGGTTGCAGGGCCATCTGCACGTTCGACATCCCAGGGTCTTTTGCCTGAGACAGTTCAATTCCTAGAACCTTCATGATTCGCCCCAGCAGTTCTTTACTGGCGAATTGCTTGCCGCGCTCGAGTCGTGAAAGGTTACCAGCGTCGGTTTCGACCTGGTGTGCGAATTCGTCGAGCGTCCAGCCTTTGGCTTTGCGCTCTTTTCTGATCATCTGACCTATATCCATTCCGCAATTCTCTGTAGGTGTTGCGTTCTGCGCAAAGCGCTACGCGCAAATTTGACTTGCACTTAATTTGCGCAATGCGCAAAATCAACTCGTCTTCCACTCAAGGCGACTTGCCATGACCCCCCTAAAACGTGCCCGACTCGCAAAGAAATGGACGCTCGCCGATGTTTCGGCCCGTCTTGCGCAGCTCGGTGACTCCGTCGATTCCGGCAACCTTTCCCGCGTTGAACGCGGCGTTCAGCGTTCCTCCGCAGCTCTCGCGGAGAACCTGAGCAAGGTTTTCGACGGCGAGATCACCGAGATCCACATCCTCTATCCGGAGCGGTTCCCCGACTCCGGTGAACAGGCGGCTTGATCATGTCAACGAGCCCATTGAACCAAGAGCAGACCGTAAGGGCCCGCAAGAACTATTCGGTTCTCATGCAGCACCTTGCATCTGTTGGCAACGCGCCCGTAGCGCTTGCAGTCGGTTGCGACGAGGCGACGATCAGCCGCATGAAGCCAGAGAAGTTCGAGCAGTTCTGCCAGATCCTGGCCGTGCTCGGGCTCAAGGTCGTTCCTATGGCCATGCAGTGTTTCGACAAGCGCGACATTGAAACCCTGCTGCACCAGGCCAAGCGGTACATGGAGCTGATCCAGAACGTCGATCAGTTGCAGGAGGAATAGCCATGGCAGCCCTCCCGTACATGCAGCTCTACGTGGCCGATTACCTTGCCGACACCATGCACCTCACCACCGAGGAGCATGGCGCTTACCTGTTGCTGATCTTCAACTACTGGCAGACCGGGAAGCCAATTCCGAAAGCCCGCTTGGCTCGCATCGCCAGGATCCCGGCTGATCGGTGGAAAGAGATTGAATCAGCGCTTGCTGAGTTCTTTGAGGATGACGGCGAGCAATGGATTCACCTGCGCATTGAGCGTGATATCGAAACTGTGCACACCTCACCACGTGGGAAAAAGCTGCCTGGTAGCGAAAGCCTTTCCGGCTACAAGGGGTACGTGTACTTCGTCACTGACGAGAACACCGAGCTGGTGAAAATTGGATATTCGAAGAACCCGTGGGCCCGTTTAAGCGAGCTTCGTCGCACTCATGGCGTAGCTCTTTCCGTAGTAGCTACGGTGAAAACCGTAGATAAATCCGAAACGACTGTTCACGCCGCGCTTGAGAAATTTCGTTCTGAGGGAGAGTGGTTTTTTAAGAGCGACTGCATAAACGATCTGATTTCGTCCATTTCGGAAGGGAAAACAACGACGGTAGCTGACATTTGCAGCTACGTGAGCAACTACGGTAGTCCTACTACGGCTACTACAAATACAGATACAGATACAGATACAGAAGAAACACCACCACCTAACGCGCACGACGCTTTCGATTCGCGAACCAAATTCGCGATGACCGAGGACTGGCAGCCAAACGAGAAATCGTTCACCGCCGCGCTGACGCTGAATGGCCTCTCAGGCCAGGTCTTCGAGCAAGACCAATTCCTCGAATTCAAATCCTTCTGGATCGCATCCCCTGACGACCACCGCACACAGGCGAAGTGGGAGCACGCGCTCGTCCAGCACCTGAAGCGCGGTATGCGCAACGACCAAGCAAGCGGGAGAAACGCCAATGCTACCCAGCAATCCGGATCGCGAAATGCCCAAGACCATCAGGGCGAAGGTGCCGCAAGTCGCTACCCGCGACCTGCTCGAACGGGTTCCCTCTCTGCTCCAGACCGTGTCAGAGCCGCCATCGCCGAGCGAGATGCTCTCGAGGCCGCTGCTCGACAAGCTGTGGATCAAAATGGCTGAGTTCTACGGGCACCGCTGGACGTCGAGCTTTGGCGTGATCGCTGACCCAGAACACACCTGGGCGAAGGTCCTGTCGGGCATCACTGGTGCACAACTCGCCAACGGCCTGCACGCACTCGTTGAGCGAGCTGATGAATTCGACTGGCCACCGCCGGCGAACGTGTTCCTTTCGCTCTGCCAGCAGGTCAAGGGCCTGCCAACTGAAGCCCAAGCATGGGACGAGGCTCTCGCAGGAACGTACAGCCACAAGGCCGTGCGCATTGCAGCAGAGGCCACCAGCACGTTTGACCTGCACAGCTCAGAGGGTAACGACAAGCTTCTGCGTCAACGCTTCGAACGCAACTACGCGATCGTCATGCGCCGCGCACAGACCGGTCAACCGCTGGAAGGGCGTATCGCCAAAGGCATCGGCAGCGACAGCAGCCGACCACGCCAGCAAGTCCAGCTCGAGTACAGCCGCAACGAGGTCGACCGCATCGTCGATGTTCTCGAAATCCCAAAAGACCCGAAGGCCTGCCGCGCGCTGTTGCTGGCCAAGCTGAAAATCCGGAGAGACGACCATGCATGACCTGAACCCCGTTTCGTTCGTGGTGCCAGGCGAAGCCGTGGGGAAGGGCAGGCCACGCGTCACCACCATCAGCGGGCATGCACGCATGTTCACACCGACCAAGACCGCGAACTACGAAACCTTGATCGCTCTGGCAGCACAGTCAGCCATGAACGGGCGTGACCTGATCGCTGGCCCGGTGCTGATGGAACTCAAAATCATCGTGTCCGTGGCTCAGTCCTGGTCGAAGAAGAAGCGCGCTGAAGCGCTCGCCGGCGAAGTGAAGCCCACCAAGAAGCCCGACATCGACAACGTCCTGAAAGCGATCTGCGACGGCATCAACGGCATCGTCTTCAAGGACGACGTGCAGGTCACCAACGTGTCCATGTCCAAGAAATTTGGCGAAACCCCGGGCGTGATGGTCCGGGTTGTTCCGCTTGAGGGGAAATCATCATGAATACCGTACTCGCCGCCGGCGGAGCTGCATTGCTCGTACTGATCTTCGCCGCGTTCAAGCTGTACATGCTGGGGCTGCCAGCCGTTTGCCAGTGATTCACCGAACTACGCAGAACTACGCAACAAGGGGAAAACCATGAAACTGATCAGTGCGCGGCAAGCCTGGCGGGAAGCGTTGCACGAAAGCCGTGATTCGGTTCTGGCAGCGGCTCAGGAGCGGATCAAGCTGGGGAAGAAGGGCAGGGTGGTCGGGGAGACGATGCCATCCATGCGTGACAGCAACGGCCGGTGCGCCCACATGTTGGCCGCCGGCCTTGTGCAATCTGCGATTGGGACGCTGCCCAAGCCCCTGCAGCACTTCGGGCACGCGCTGTACTCACCTGTCGCCAATGGCCAGGACATCAACGTGGCGCACGCTCTGGTGTGGCTGACGGTCGATCTGGATGGGTATCCGGCCAAACGCCGCGAGGTGGCTTACTGGATGGCCCTTGCCGCGATCAAGAGCCATCAGGCCGCTGTGAATGGTCGCGAAGCCTGGGGCCCTGGCCGTGTCGCTGAGTTCGTGCAGGACTGGTACGGCACCAAATTCGCTGTGGCCAACTGGGCGCGAGACTGGGCGCCGGTCTGGGCAATCATCGCCCGCGCTGTCGATCAGCTCGATGCGAAGGCGCTGAAGCCTGTTGCGGCTGTCATCGTGCGAATGGCTGAGCGCCGCGTGTTCGGGACTTGCCGGTGGGACATCTACGACCGCGAGCACGCTGCGGATGTCCGTGCTGAGGCCTACGCTGCGCGCCGAGGTTCTGCCCGCGAAGCGCTGCACGACCGCTTGAACGCCATGGACGTTGACCAGTTGCGCCGCTGGTTCCGCCGCATGAACAACTACGGCGCCGCGTACCGTCGGGAGTGGGGCAGTGACACCCACGAAAATCAGGCGCGCCACCTGCTGTACAGCGACCGGATCTGCGAATACTGGAACCAGCGCCAGCGCGTTGGAGACGTTGCGCGGCGGGTGGCGTAGGATTTGGCGAAATCATTCGGAGGGGTTTGAAGTGAGCAATATCGCACCATGGCCGGACTATGCCGGTGTCAAGATCCAAGAAGGCGATACTATCCAGCACCCGAGTGGTGAGCGTGGCGTCGTTGTTTTTCTACCTGAGCACACAGAGCCGTCTGATCAGTGGCGAGTCGATTACGGTGATCAGGCACTCTCGCGGCTTGCCTTGCAGATCGGCGATAAGGGCCGGGCAGTGGTTATCGACCCGGATAAATCGCCCACTTGACCAAATGATGAGCGTTACGGTACCTTTTCCCCAAGTTGCAAAGTTACGCCCAGCTCCCAGAAACCCGCCAAGTGCGGGTTTTTTGTTGCCTGAATTTTAATCTTGAGCCTCGCCGTCGTGCGGGGCTTTTTCGTTTCTGGGGTACGCAAATGGCAGAGCCAAGCAGCGGTGCAGTGTTGGCCGCTCAGGCGGCTGCGGGCGTGGCTGGAGTTACCGGTGTTACGGCGGCGAGCATGATGCCCGGCGTTGACGTGAATGCGGTTGTTGGTGCATTCGCCGGCGCCATGTTTTTCGTGGTGTTCGCCAAGGATCTCAAGCCGTTGGCACGGTTCGGTTACTTCATTGCGTCGTGGGTGCTTGGTTACTACGTGGCCAGCGAGGTCATCGGCCGCGAGTGGGCCAGGACTTCCGGCCTTGTCGCCTTCTTCGGCGCGCTCTTCTGCGTAGCCGTGTGCATCAGTCTTCTGGAGTGGATCGAGGGCGGCAAAATGCCCGGATGGCTGCAATGGGTCGCCAATAGATTCGGAGGTAGCCGCAATGGTTGACCCATGGACTTTGGCAGCAGCCGCGATCTGTGGCGCGATCTGCTTCCGCATCGCGTTCTACCAGCGGCAGGGCGCCCGGTATCGTGCCGGTGTGTCCTGGTGCGCTTATGCACTGGCTGCCGCTACGGGCTGCGAATGGCTGTCGGTGGTGCTGGCGATTCTGCTGGCCAAGCCAATCACCGCCGTCTCCCCGTTCATCCTGATCGTGCTGCTGGTGCTGGCAGTTCTCGTCTACCGCGCTGGCGGCAACGTCGCCCGCATCCTGAGAATGGATTGATGAAGATCACACCTTCCCACCTGGTGGCGATCATGCGCTGCCATGACGCAACGGCGCGCCTGTGGGCTGACCCGCTGAACAATGCGTGCGAACGCTTCGAGATCAATACTCCGCTGCGCGTTGCTGCGTTCCTCGCGCAGGTTGGGCACGAAAGCGGGCGCATGTCGCGTGTGGTCGAGAACCTGAACTACAGCGCCGCCGGCCTGATGATTCAGTGGAAGGATCGCTTTGACGCCGAGCTGGCTGCTGCCTGTGCCCGTCAGCCCGAGCGTATCGCAAACATCGCTTACGGCGGCCGCATGGGCAACACCGCCCCGGGCGACGGCTGGAAGTTTCGCGGCCGTGGCCTGATCCAGATCACCGGCAGGTCGAACTACATCGCGTGCGGCGCTGCGCTGCAGCTCGATCTGCTCACCCATCCAGAACTGCTGGAGCGTCCACAGCATGCCGCGATGTCCGCCGCCTGGTACTGGGACAGCCGATTCCTGAATGCCTTGGCCGATGCCGGCGACATCCAGAACATTGGCAGCTTGATCAACACCGGCCGGCGCGGACGTGTGCCGCACGGTGCAGAAGAACGCAAAGCGCTGTACCAGGTCGCACTGAAAGTGCTGGCCTAACATTTTCCCATCAGAGGCAAACACCGTGAACGACAAAACGATTGAGCAAGAGATTCAGGCGAAGGGTCTGACCGCTCCCCGCATTACGCCGGCGGATCTGCAAGCGAACATTGCCAGCGCGCACTACTTCACGGCTGGCGACGGCTATGCAGGCGCAGCGTCTCTCACCGTCGAGGAAGGCGGGACCATCACTCCGCCCGATCAGTTGGATTTGCTGACGTTCTGCGTCCTGATCCTGCGCAACGGATTCACCGTCACTGGCGAGAGCGCCTGTGCCAGTCCGGAGAATTTCGACGCCGAGATCGGCCGCAAGATTGCCCGCCAGAACGCGGAACAAAAGATCTGGCCACTGATGGGCTATGAGCTGAAAGAGCGCCTGCACCAGCGGACTCAGCCAACGCAAGCGCCGACGGAATAAGGGCCGACACCATGAATCGCTACCTGCTCATTGCCCTCGCCGCATGTGCGGTAGCGATTCTTTTCGGCTGGCAGTACATCGAGCGCCAGGCCGATCAACTGGCCACCGCGCAAGACCAGGTCAACACACTGACCAAGGCCGCCGAGTCCCGCCGCAACACCCAGCGCCTGCTGGCCCAGCTCGACACCGAACACACAAAGGCCCTGACCGATGCCCAGATTGCTAACAACCAGCTTCGTACTGCTGTCGCTACTGGCGCTCACCGGCTGTCCGTCAAGGCCACCTGTCCCGCAGTGCGAGACGCCGCCGGCGCCGCCCGCGTGGATGATGCAGAAGCGAGAGCCGAACTTGACCCCGCGTCTGCTGAAAGAATTGTCGCCACCGCCAACGACGGCGACGACGCAATCCGAACCCTGACCGCGCTGCAAGACTACGTCAGCCGCGTTTGCCTGAAAGGAAACTGAGCCATGCCTCAATTCAAAGTTCGCACCGAAGCCGATACCCGTGACATCACCGCCGACCGCATGGAGTTTGCTGAGGGCGGCGTGCGGTTTTACGCGGATGGTCGCGTAGTTGCTGCGTTCTCCCGCTACCTGTGGGCAGAAGAGGTTGTAGTGAAAGAAGAGCCGACCCCGGTACCGGAATCCGGCTCCAACCCAGCACCAGAAACAACCGAGTAAGCGAGTGACCGTATGGCTTTGACATCGAAGCAACAGGCATTCGTGATCGAGTACCTGGTTGACCTCAATGCCACGCAGGCAGCCATTCGGGCAGGGTATGCAAAGAAGGGCGCCAAGGATCAGGCGTGGCAGTTGATGGAGCGACCGGAGATCTCAGCGGCGATCAAAGCGGCCATGGAGGCGCGTAACAAGCGCACGCAGGTGGACGCTGACTACGTGCTGCAGCGTCTGGTCGAAATCGATCAGCTTGATGTGCTGGACATCCTCGAAGACGACATGTCGTTCAAGCCGCTTTCAAGGTGGCCAAAGGCATGGCGTCAATACCTGGTCGGATTCGATATCGCCGAGATGTTCGAAGGCGTCGGCGAAGATCGCTCAATGGTCGGCCTGATGAAGAAGATCAAGTGGCCGGACAAGGTCAAGAACCTGGAGTTGCTCGGTAAGCACGTCAACGTCAACGCCTTCCGTGAGCAGGTGCAGCACAGCGGCAGCATCAATCTCACGAATATGACGGATGAAGAACTTGATGCTCACATTGCCCAGCTTGCCAACGGACAGGGCAAATAAACTCGCCCTCGCCGAGCTGCTTGCTGAGCGTGCGCGAAGACTGAGGCAGCGCCAGTTCAAGCTCCAGTTTGAAACGCTGTACGAGTGGCAGAACAAGTTCATCGCCGCCACGGCCGAATATTCGGCTTGCATGCTGATGGCGGCGAACCGGGTGGGGAAAACCCGAACCGGCTTAACGATCGATGCGGCTCACCTGCTCGGCGACTACCCGGATGGCTGGGAAGGCCACCGGTTCGACTTTGCGCCGCTTTGCTGGTTGCTCGGGTACTCCATGGAGAAAACCCGCGACCTGCTGCAAAAACCGTTATTCGGCGTCTATGAAAATGGCGCATGGACCGGCGGGCTTATCCCGGCAGATCGAATCCTCGGGCATCTGTCAGCCTCCGGCACACCTGGTGCGATGCGGGAAATCCGCGTTAAGCACAGCTCTGGCGGAGTGGCCACAGTGCAGTTCTGGTCTTACAGCCAGGGGCAGCACGCAATCATGGGCGACAGCGTCGACTGGTACCACATCGACGAAGAGCCACAGGACAAAGAGATTTATCCACAGGTGCTGACGCGCACCGCCACCGGCGATCGGGGGCGAGGCGGTCGGGGCATCCTGACGTTTACGCCGGAGAACGGCCGCACAGAACTGGTCGTCAAGTTCATGGATGACCCCGCCGAGGGGCAATACCTCCAGCGAGCAACATGGGCTGACGCTCCGCACCTTGATGAGCGGGTACAGCGCGAGCTGCTTGCCGCCTACCCGGCCTGGCAACGGGAAATGAGGACAAAAGGTATGCCGTTGCTAGGTACCGGTTTGATATTCGATTTCGGCGACGAAGAGATCACCTGCGCTCCATTCCCATGCCCAGCTCACTTCTACGTCATCAACGGCATGGACTTCGGCTGGGATCACCCGCAGGCCCATGTGCAGCTTTGGGTCGACATCGAGGCTGACGTTATCTACGTCGCTCATGCGTGGAAGAAATCGAAGGTAACTCCGGTTACTGCATGGGGCTCCGTGAAGTCATGGGCCAAAGGCATTCCAACGGCGTGGCCATCTGACGGCCTTCAGTCTGAGAAATCGTCAGGCGAGCAGCAGAAGGCAGCTTATGTCGACGCAGGCTGGCAGATGCTGGATGTACACGCGACTTGGCCCGCCGGCGGCGTAGGTGTCGAGGCTGGGCTGGTCGAGCTGTACGAGCGCATGACAACCGGACGATTCAAGGTCTTCTCGCATCTGTCGGCTTTCTTCGACGAGAAGATGAGTTACCACCGCGACGAGAACGGAAAGATCGTCAAGGTCAACGACGACATCCTTTCCGCTGCTCGCTACGCCTACATGATGCGGCGCTTCGCTCAGCCGCGCTGGCAGTTGGAATCCAAGGATATCGGGCAGTACGAATCGAACTACGACCCATACGGGGAGAACTGAACATGTGTGGCAAAAGCATCAAGAAACTGGTGAACAAAGCGATCGATCTGGATCCGCTGCGCGGCGGGGACGTGATCCTCGAAGGCATGGGCCTGCCCAACCTGACCGGCGAACAGACTGGCTTCCTCGGCAAGGCCGACCGCGAGAAAGCTGCGGCTGAGGCTGCTGCGGGTTCCGGCACTACCGCCAGCACCACGGCGCCGACCACCAGCAGCGACTCGGTACAGGCTGCGATCGATGCCGAGCGCCGCCGGCGTTTGGCTCAATCTGGCCAGAACGGAACCATCCTCACCGGTGCATCCGGCGTGCTCGGTGGCGCCAACACCAGCAACAAAACGCTGTTGGGGGTGTAAGTTGGCCGACTCTCTGCGCGACCAGCTCGAAAAGCGCTATTCCCGCCTGAAGAACGAGCGCGAGAGTAATTGGCTGCCTGAGTGGCAGGAACTGGGCGACTTTATCAGCCCGCGCTCTGGGCGCTGGAACAACACCGACACCAACAACGGCAAGCGCCGCGATCAGAAGATCATCAACCCGCGCGCGTCCTTTGCGGCCCGCACGCTCGGCGCTGGCATGCATACCGGCATGACCAACCCGGCCGCACCCTGGGTGAAGTTCGGAACGCCTGACCCGGACATGATGGAGTTCGCCCCGGTCAAAGCGTGGCTCTACGCCGTCGAAACTTCGATGCGCGAGGTCATGGCCAGGTCGAACCTGTACAGCGTTCTGCCCAATCGCTACAGCGAGGAAGGCGTATTCGGTACCGCGCCGATGATCGTGCTGCCGGACGAACATGATTTGCTGCGCTCGTACCCGCTGGCTGTCGGCAGTTACATGCTGGCCAACAACAGCCGCAACCAGGTGGATACGCTCTACCGTGACTTCCGCATGACTGCGCGCCAGCTTGAACAACAGTTCGGCAAGGCGGCGTTGAGCTCAACTGCGCGAACTCTGCTCGACAGCAACCCGGAAGCCTGGGTAGACGTCGTGCACGCGCTTGAGCCGAACGACAGCCGGGAGGCCGGCAAGCAGGACAACCAGAACATGCCGTTCCGGTCTGTGTACTGGGAGAAGGGCAGCGACAAGGACAGCGTGCTGCGCAAGTCCGGTTTCAAGGTATTCCCTTGCATGGCGCCGCGCTGGGACGTGCTGGGCGAAGACGTTTACGGTACCGGCCCCGGCTCGATGTGCATTGGCTCGACCAAGGCCGTGCAGCTCATGGAGCGCCGCAAGGCTGAGCTGCTGGAAAAAGGTGTGCGCCCACCAATGGGCGCGCCTGCAAGCCTGAAGAATCAGCGCGCCTCGATCCTTCCCGGCAGCATCACCTACCTCAACGATATGCAGGTCGGTGCCAAGTTCGAACCGCTGTACATGGTCAACCCGGCATGGCTTGGCCAGTTGCGAGGCGAGATCCAGGCCGACAGCGAAATCATCGACACCGCGTTTTTCGTTGATCTGTTCCTGATGGTCAGCCAGATGGACAGCGTCCGGACGGCTTACGAGATCGCCACCCGCAAGGAAGAAAAGCTGCTGATGCTCGGCCCAGTGCTTGAGCGCCAGACCGACGACTTGCTGGATCCACTGGTCGACATGTACTTCAACCAGATGCTGGAGCAGTCGATCCCGCGCTGGGCCGGCCTGCTGCCGGGCGCGCCGCTGATTCCGCCACCGCCGAAAGAACTGGCCGGTCTGGATCTGCGTGTCGAGTTCACCAGCATCCTGGCTCAGGCACAGAAACAGATAGGTGTGTCGAGCATCGAGCGCGCCATTGGCTTCGCTGGCCAGGTCGCCACCACAACCCAGAGCCTGAACGCTCTGGACCTTCTGGATTCGGACGAAGCGATTCGACAGTACTTCGAACTGATCGGCGTGCCTCCGACGATGGTCCGTGCTGACGACATGGTCGCCAGCATCCGCGAGCAGCGTGCACAAGCGCAGCAAGCCCAGCAGATGCAGCAGGAACTCGGCAGCGTCATCCAGGGCGCGCAGATGCTCAGCGAAACCGACACCAGCGGCGACAACGCCCTGACTCAGTTGGCGGGGGCCGTGTGATGGCCGAGCTGGATAACCTCGACGAACTGCGCGAGCAGGACGAAGCCGCCAAGGAAACCGCCCGCCAGCAAGAGATCGCCGACTTCCGTTGGCTGATGAGTGACCCGCGTGGCCGGCGCTTCATGTGGCGCCTGATGGGGCATTGCAAGGTGTTCCAACCCTCATTCAACCCCCATGGCGGGGTGATGAACTTCAACGAAGGCCAACGAAATGTTGGCCTTTTTCTTTTGGGCGAAACCAACGACCTGTGTCCGGCGATGTTCCCGGTCATGGCCGCCGAGAACGCCCCCAAGCCTGTAGAGGATGAATCCAATTGAATCGCCTGATGATGAAACTGCTGGGCCATGTGCTGATGAATGAAGCGCCAGCCGACGGCGCACCGTCTGGTGGCGCACCTGCTGCGCCGGCGGCCGCTCCAGCAGCAGCGCCTGCTCCCGATTCCACCCTGTTGACCCCACCGGCAGCGCCGGCAGCCACCGACCCTAAACCCGAAGGTGGCGACCCAGCAAAGCCAGGTGATCCCGCAAAACCAGAAGACGGTAAGCCCAAGGATGCGGCTGCTGACAAGGCACAGGGCGCGCCTGAAGCCTACGCCGACTTCACCCTGCCGGAAGGCATGGAGCTGGATACAGCAATCCTCGGTGAGTTCAAGGACTTCGCCAAGGAACTGAATCTTCCGCAGGACAAGGCCCAGAAGATCGTCGACTTCCAAACGAAGCTGGCGGCCAAGCAAGCCGAGGAATACCAGGCCGCTGTCACCAAGCAGGGAGAGGCGTGGGCGACGGCAGTGAAAAACGATCCAGAGCTGGGCGGTGAGAACTACGACAAGAGCGTAGCGAGCGCCGTCAAGGTCATTCAGGCATTCGGCGACGACGGCCTGCGGGATCTGCTCAACAACTCCGGACTGGGTAATCACCCGGCCCTCTTCAAGTTCTGCCACCGCGTCAGCCAGGCCATCTCGGAAGACAAGTTTGTCTTGCCGGGCAATCAGCAAGACGCACCAAAAGAAATGAGCATCATCGACGCCTTCAAGTAAGGCCCTGAAACCACGTAGGAGATACACAGATGGGCATTTTGACCTCCACCATGCCGACCCTGATCGACAAGTTCAGTCGTCAGGACGGTTCCCAAAAGATCATGAAGATCGTCGAGCTGATGGCTAAGCGTAACGATATCCTCATGGACGCCGAGTATCAGGAGTGCAACGACGGCTCCAAGCACAAGACCACCATGCGTTCTGGCATTCCCGAACCAGCATGGCGCATGTTCAACAAAGGCGTACAGCCAACCAAATCGACCACCGTGCCAGTGCTCGACACCACCGGCATGATGGAAGACTACGGCAAGGTTGATAAAGCGCTGGCCGATCTGAGCGGCAACGCTGACGCCTTCCGCGTTTCCGAGAATATCGCCAAGCTGCAGGGCTTCAACAACAAGGCCTCGCGGTACATGTTCTACGGCAACACCGCCTCTGAGCCTGAATCGTTCTTGGGCCTGTCGCCGCGCTATAACGACAAGTCTGCTGAGTCTGGTGCCAACATCATTGATGCGGGCGGTACCGGTTCTACCAATACCTCCATTTGGTTCGTCACCTGGGGGGAAATGACGACCCACCTGCTGTACCCGAAAGGCAGCGTGGCGGGCTTCCAGCATAAAAACCTGGGCGAGGACACTGTAACTGACGGCAACGGCGGCGAGTTCCAGGCATATCGCGACCACTTCAAGTGGGATATCGGTATGTCGGTACGTGACTGGCGCGCCAATGCCCGCATCGCCAACATCGACGTGACCCAGCTGACCCGCGACGGTGCGACAGGTGCCAACATCATCGACCTGATGATTGACGCCATGTACCGCCTGGACAACCCAGACCAGGGCGAGGGGCGCACTGTCATCTATGCCAACCGCACCATTCAGTCCTGGTTGCACAAACAGGCCATGAACTCCAAAAACGTCAACCTCACCATTGGCGAGTACGGCGGCAAGAAGATTCCAGAGTTCCTAGGCATCCCGATCAAGCGCGTCGACGCTCTGCTCAACACCGAAGCCCGCGTGGTCTAACGACCGCGTGGTTTCCTAATTCAGGGAGACACCATCATGCTTTTTGACGCAAAACTTCTGATGTCGAGCGCTCAGGCAATTACTGCCTCGGCTGCGTCGACTGACATCATCGATCGCGGCGACAACAAGGACGTTGGCCGCGCCGGTGACATCCCGTTGTTGATCCAGGTTGTTGAGGCTTTCAACACCTTGACCAGCCTTACCATCGAATTGCAGACCGATGACAACTCGGCGTTCAGTTCCCCGCGCTCGCTGTATCAGGTCGTTGTGCCGCTGACCGATCTGAAGCTGGGTTACCAGACTCCGGTCATCACCCTGCCGCAGAAGACCGAGCGCTTCCTGCGTCTCAACTACACCGTGACCGGCACCGCCCCAACACTGGGCAAGGTAACTGCTGGCGTGGTTGCCGGAGTACAGACCAATGTCTAAGCAATATGTGGTGCTGGAACGGTCGTTTATTAACGGCCGTTTGTATGAGCCCGGCGAAACCGTTGTTCTGGAGATCAACGAACCGGGCTCCAATCTGAAGTTGGCGAGCAACAAGAACGTGGCTGCGCCAGCGAGCGGTGAGGGCGGCGAAACCAATACGGGTGATGTTTACGTCGCTGCGCGCGGCGCCGCTGGCAAGTTCGTCGTTAAGGACGCAACAGGCGGCGTCGCTGGCACTTTCGTAGGTAACAAGGCAGAGGCAGAGGCAGAGGCGGCTCGCTTGAACGCCGGTGGTCTGCCGCTGGGCGAAACCAATACGGGTGGTGTGACCGAACCCGGCGGCACGACCCTGCCTGACGCCTGATCCACAGCAACAAACCTTAAGGGCCCTTCGGGGCCCTTTCTTATTTCTGAGGTTCCCGAATGCCAAGCGATATCGAGATCTGCAACATCGCGCTGTCGCGGGTTGCGCAAACCGAACCTATCGTTTCGTTCACCGAAAAGAGCAAGGCAGCGGAGTTGTGCAGCGTTTTTTACGGCACGTTGCGCGAGCTGGTGCTCTCTGATTTCCCGTGGCCGTTTGCGGAATCCGTTGTGTACCTTGCCGATATCGGCAGTCCCGCGCCTGGCTGGGCTTACCGATATCGCTATCCAGCTGACTGTCTGAAGGTTCGCGAGATCATCCAGCCTGGACAGCGGCGCCTGATGCGGGCCGATATGCAGATCCCGTACGCAGTCGGTTATGACGTCGGCGGCCGCGCAATTCACACTGATCAGCCTGAGGCTGGCGTGCGCTTTACCTTCCGCGTTGAAGACTCCACGTTCTTCGATCCGCTGTTTGTCGATGCTCTGGCTTGGCGCCTAGCGATGGATCTGGCTTTGCCGCTAAGTTCGAAGTCGGATCTGCAACAGTTCGCCACGCAGCAGTACCAGATTGCACTGACCAAGGCTGAGGCATCGGCCTTCAACGAATCGCAGGACGATCCTGAACCTGACTCTGAATTCGTGGCGGTGCGCGGATGACCAGCGTATTGCAGCCAACGTTCGCGGCTGGCGAACTGTCTCCGTCAGCCAGCGCACGTACCGACATCGCCCGCTACTACACCGGGCTGAAGCTTTGCCGGAACTTCATGGTCATGCCATATGGCGGCGTTCGTAACCGCCCTGGCACCAAGTTCGTGTGCGAGGTTGCTGACTCCACCAAGCTGAACCGCCTGATCCCGTTCCAGTTCAACGACGAACAGACCTACATCCTGCAATTCGGTGATCTGGCAATGCGGGTCATCAAGGACGGTGGCCAAGTACTGTTCAGTGGCGGCCCGTTTGCCGGCTTGCCGTATCAGGTCGGGATGCCGTACACGCAGTACGACCTGCAGCAGCTGAACTTCACCCAGTCCGCCGACCTGATGACCTTTGCGCACCCATCCTACAAGCCGCGCGAGCTGGGCCGCCTCGCCCACGACAACTGGATCACTTCCGAAATCAGTCTCGCGCCGCGCATCGCAGCGCCGGCATCGGCCACCGCGACGCCAACCGCCGGCACCGGAACCAATACGCAGGTCTGGCGCTACCAGATCACGGCAGTTCTGGATGACGGGAACAGCATTGATGAATCGCTGCCGGTTACCTCGAACACTGTGACGGTGTTTCCTGATACCGCGTCGGCAACGGTCGTCTGGCCAGCCGTTGTCGGCGCCACCTATTACATCGTTTACAAGGACAACGCCGGCGCCGGGATCTATGGCTTCATCGGCCGCGCCACCGCCCTGACCTTCACTGACCGAAACATCACGGCGGTGAAGACCGATACGCCACCGAACGGCAACGATCCATTCGTGGGCGTGAACAACTACCCGGGCGCGGTTGGCTACTACCAGCAGCGCCTGGTGTTCGCCGGTAGCAATCTCAACCCGCAAACCGTCTGGATGTCGAAGACCGGCCTGTTCAAGAACTTCGGGTTTTCGGTGCCGAACAAGGACGATGACGCAATTACCTTCACGATCGCCAGCCGTGAAGTGAACCGGATGCGCCACCTGCTGGGCCTGCGCAAGCTGCTGGGCCTTACCTCTGGCGGCGAGTGGACATTCTCCGGCGGCGATACCGGGCTGACGGCCAAGACCATTCAGGCCAGCCAGGAAGGCTACGACGGATCGGCAATTGTTCCGCCAGTCGTTGTGGGCAACAGCGCCGTATATGTCCAGGCGCGCGGTAGTCGGGTTTCAGCGTTCGGTTACTCGCTTGACTCCGATGGCTTTGCAGCCGATGACCTCACGATCTTCAGCGCCCACCTGTTTCGCGGCTATGAGCTGACCAGCGTTGCCTATCAGAAAATTCCTGACTCGATCGTCTGGTACGTGCGTGATGACGGGGTGTTGCTCGGCCTGACGTATCTGCCAGAGCAACAGCTCGTTGGCTGGCACTGGCATGACACCGACGGCTTTGTTGAGTCGATCGCCTGTATCCCCGAAGGGCAGGAGGACGCGCTCTATATGGTGGTACGTCGCACCATCAACGGCGTGCAGAGACGCTATGTGGAGCGCATGGCCACCCGCCAAATCCTGAACATCGAAGACGCTTTCTTCGTTGATTGCGGCCTGACCTATGACGGGCGGAATACTGACAGCAGCAAAACCCTGACTCTTTCTGGCGGGACGAACTGGGAATATCCAAACGTTTTGACGATGACTGCTGTTGGCCACGCTCCGTTCACGGCCGGCAGCATCGGCAATCACTATTCGTTGAAGCGCTCCATCATCGACAGCAATGAAGACACCACCACCGAGACGGTGCGTGTCGAAGTTGTCGGTTACACCAGCACGTCAGTGGTTACGGTAAAGCTGCTGATCATCTGCCCGGAAGTCCTGCGCAACGTCGCCGTCTCCACCTGGGCGCGTCAGGCCAAGACCATTTCCGGCTTGGCGCACCTTGAAGGAAAGACTGTGTCCATCCTCGCGGATGGAAGCGTGCACCCGCAGCGTGTTGTCGCAGGCGGATCGGTCACGCTGCAGGAGGCCGCTGGCGTTGCTCATATTGGCCTGCCGTATCACTCCGACATGGAGACGCTCGATCTGGAGTTGAAGAACGGAAACGAGACAGTCCTCGACAAGAAGATTGCAGTCACCGGGCTGACCGTGATCGTCGAAGAGTCCCGTGGAATCTTCGCCGGCAAGGATAAAAACTCGCTCTACGAGAAGAAAACCAGCCGGGAAACATACGAGCAGCCGCTCGACACGATCACCGGTCAAGCTGAAATTTCAATCTCCAACGACTGGCAGGGCAAGGGGCGAGTGTTCATTCGTCAGTCCGACCCGCTGCCGCTGTCAGTGCTGGCGGTTATTCCGGAGGTGACCATTGGCGGCCGCTGAGGTGTTACCAGTCACAGCTGATGATGTGGCCGAGATCCTGCCAATCGTTCGCCAAGCCGATATCGACGAGATCACCGAGGCGCTGGGCATCCATATGGAAAGGGCGCTGCGCGAAGCGATCACCGGCAGTCTCAACGCACGCAAGATCGTCGTAAACGGATTGGTCGTTGCGGTATTCGGCGATGCGACCTACAGCATTCTCGGTTCTGTAGGCGTGCCGTGGCTGATCAGCACCATCCACGTCGATCGGCACGCTAGGGCATTCCTCAAGGTCTGCAAGCCGGAAGTGCAGGGGATGCTCACCAGGCACTGGCACCTCATCAATTACGTCGACGCCCGAAACACGGCCGCAATCCGCTGGCTGAAGTGGCTCGGCTTCGAGTTCGGCCCAGCGGTTCCATATGGTCCGCGCGGCTTCCCCTTTCACCCGTTCACCCTGAACAGAGAGATTTGATTATGTGCTGGATGGCATTGATACCAGTGGCCGTGGCCATGGTCGGCGGCATGATGGGCGCGCAGAACGCCAAGCAGGAGGGCGCCTTTAACTCGGGCATGTTCAAGCAAAACGCCGCACTGAAGGATCAGGCAGCCAACGACACCGTCGCCGCCGGCGACACGTCTGCTGATTGGCAGCGCGTGCGCACCGGGCAGGCCCTCGGCACGCAGCGCGCCGTTCAGGCAGCAAACGGTATTGACGTGAACAGCGGCAGCGCCGCACAGCTTCAGGACGACACCGCGATGATCGGGGAGCTGGACGCGCTGACCATCCAGAACAACGCGGCGCGCGAGGCTTACGGCTACCGCATTCAGGCTCAGCAGGATCGCGCCAACGCTGCTCAGACAGTCACCAACGCAGGTAACAAGGCCACCGGCTCTATTCTCGGCGGCCTTGGTAGCGCGTTCGGCTCATTCGCGGGGGGCAGGTAATGGCTCGGGTACCGACATTCGACACTGCTCAGGTTCAGCAGCAGCCGACCCGGGCGACCGAGCTGCGAGCCGTTGCGCCCGACAACTCGGCGATCGAGGACGGGCTGCGTAGTTTTCAGCGCGGCGCCGAAATCCTTGTGGCCAAAGAGCGCGAGAAAGCCGACACCGCGATGCTGATGGAGGCGGACAACCAGCTCACGCAGTGGCAGCAAAAGGCGATGTATGACGAGAACGGGGGCGTATTCACCCGCAAGGGAAAGAACGCTCTCGATGTCACCAACCAGACGCTGGATCAGTTCGACCAGACTCAGGCTGAGATCGCCAAAAATCTGACCACCGATGCACAGCGCGCGCGTTACGCGCAGATTGTCAGCGGTCGCCGTAACTCGCTGTCCAACGACCTCAACCGTTACGAATATGGCGAGCGTCAGAACTATTACGGCGAGGTCGAGAAAGGCCAGCTTGAAACATCAATGCAGGGCGCGGCTCTTGAATACCAGGACCCCACGAAGGTCGAAGGGTACCGGCAGAAGATCGATGCGGTGCTGGCCAGTCGCGCCGAACGTCTCGGGCTGTCGCCAGAAGCCGCCCAGGCCGAACGCCTTAGCACGGTCAGTGGCATGTCGACGGCAGTGATCCAGCGCATGCTGGTTGACTCTCCGCAGAAGGCCAAAGGTTATTTCGAGTCGTACAAAGACCAGATGACCGCCGAAGACCAGATCCGCGCCAGCAACGGCATCGATCAGGGATTCCGCAGGCTCGAAGCTGAAGCCCGACAACGCCAGGTTGAAGCCCGCCAGATGCAAGCGATCAGCCGCATGGAGCTGAGCGGGCGCGTGCAGGATGCCAGCGCCGCCTATTCGCAAGGCTTGGACTTCGATAATCCACCGAGCTATGCAGACTTCAAGGCCGCATACGGCGACAAGGCGGACGATCAGTACAAATCCTTCGTCAAGATCCAGGCTGTTGCGCCGGCGATCCGTGAGTTCGCAACGGCCACGCCCGAAGAGCGTCAGGAAATCTTAAGTAAGTTCCAGCCGGCAAAGGACGGCACCGCCGGCGAGGGATTCAAAGAAGACTCCCAGCTCTACCAGCACCTGACGTCTGTTGGCGTCGGCCTGCTGAAACAGCAGCAAACCGACCCGGCTGCGTACGTCACCAAGTACAGCCCGGTGGTGCAGCGTGCGTTCGCCAATGCACAGGAAGAAGGCACGCCAGAGGCCTATCAGGTCTATGCGACCACGACCCTTGCAGAGCAACAGCGGCTCGGCGTTGCGCAGCCGAAGCTATTGCCGGATGCAGCTGCCGATCAGTTCGCGGCACAGTTCAACCAGCAAGTGAACGGCGGCGAGAACGCGGCAACGCTCATCGAGCAACAGGCGCAGCTGTGGGGGCCGAACTTCTCGGCCGTTCTGCAGCAGGTCGGCAACAAGCTGCCGGCAGAGGCTCAGGTGATTGCCACCGGCTTGCCGAAGGACATCGCCGAGCGCATGGCATCCGTGGCCCCACTGAAAGACAAGGAGCTGAGCGCAGGCTTGCAGAAAGGCCAGCAGGACGAAATCGGTCAGAGCGTTCAACAGGCCATGCTGCCGTTTGCCGAATCTCTTCAGGGTCAGGCCGGCGGGATCAGCACGTTCAGCACCATGTACAAGGCAGCCGTGCGCACTGCGACCTCCTACGTGCTGCAGGGTGAAAGCCCGAAGGACGCGGCGCAGAAGGTCGTCGACGGGATGGTCAACGAAAAATACGACTTCTTCGGCACCTATCGCGTACCGAAAACGCTGGATACCACCGCCGTCAGCCGGGGTGCAGAGAAGGCGCTGAGCAGTATCAAGCCCGATGAGCTCATGCCGCTGCCAGGATTCAAGGGCGTCACCCCAGAACAGAACGGAAGCCAGTTGCACGATGCGCTGCTGGCCGGTGGTCAGTGGGTCCCGACCAATGACGAGAGCGGCCTGTCGCTCACCCTCAACGGCTACCGCGTCCGGGGAAAGGACGGCAAGCCCATTGTTCGCACCTGGTCTGAACTCCAGCAGCAGGGCTTACAGGAGGCCGGCCAGTACCGTGTCGCGCCGTCGGTGATGATGCCATGACGATTTTTGCAGGTGATGCGCCGGTACTTGATCGGCGCACGATGCTGGATGTTCCCGCTGAATCCGGCGAGGTGTTCGACGCCTCGTTTGGCTCGGCACTGTCGACCAACCCATCGAACTCAATCATGCGCAGCGAAGAGCTGACGCAGGCTCAGGAAGGTTTGCGCCTGACGGGAGACACCGAATCGATTCTGGTGCCGCCACGCAATGAGCCGGACACCCCGATGCTTGATGCGCAGGCTGCGCGCGATCGAGTCGCCGGCATGGGGCTGGAAATCAAGATCCCTGACCAAGGCATTCGGCAGGGTGCGCTCGACATCCTGATTGATCGGCATCGCGAGCAGGCAGCGCGCCAACAGGTGCTGGCCCGCGCCAATGGCGGATCCTTTGGAACGCAGATCGCTGCCGGGCTTGCTGCCTCGCTACTTGATCCGCTGAACATCGCATCAGCCTTTGTGCCTGTCGTTGGTGAGGCCCGGTATGCGGCGATGCTTGGCCGGGCTGCCAGTCCGCTTGGGCGCGCAGGCGTTCGTGCAGGCGTCGGCGCCGTCGAGGGTGCTGTCGGTGCAGCGATTATCGAGCCGCTGCCACTGCTCGCCGCCGGCCTCGACCAGACGGAATACGGTCTGTCTGATTCGTTGGCCAACATTGCGCTGGGTGGCGTGCTGGGTGGTGGGCTGCACACGGTGGGCGGAGCCGCTTCTGATGCACTTCGCCGGCGGCTGGCGACCGAAACCCTTGGGAGCGAGACGGCGCCGAAAATCGCCGAAGGCCAGGCGCAGCAAGGGATTTCCCTGCGGGAGCGAGCCCAGCCTGCCGACTTTGCCAAGGTATTTGATCAGGATCCTGAATCGGCGTTGCGCGCCTCGCTCAGCCGACACCTCGAAGAGGACAGCGTCACGCTTTATCGGAATGCCCAGGTGCAGGCGCTCGACGAGATCCGTCCGACGCTGACCGGTGAGCGTGTGGGCAATGTGGCCGACTTGCATGCCGAAAGGCTGTCGCTGACCCAGCAGGCGATGAATCTGGACGGCACGTTCAAGGATCTGGCGAAGCAATACCAAGGCGAGCGCATGACCCGCAAGCAGGCTGAGCGAGCGGCGCGCGACACCATTGACGCCCGGCGCGAGCAGATCGGCGCACGCCAGGCCGAAATCAATACCCAGCTCGAGCGCAACCGTGCCGGCGAGTTTGATCGGCGCGACCTCGGCCTGATTGAGCGGGGCGAGATCCCGGAGCGCTTGCGCCCTCAAATTGAGGCCCGTGCCAAACAAATCATGAAGGGTTACGCGCTTCGCCCCTTGGGCGCCGCCGTACGCACAGCGCGTGAAACAGCAATGTCTGCGGACTGGACCGTGAGAGATAGCGCACTGCGCAGCGCGGTTTCCCAAGCTGTAACGGGGCGCGATATCGACGTCAATGGATTGTTTGACCTGGAATCATCAGCCAAGTCCGCCGAAGCCATGGAGCATTTCAAGCGACCTGTTGCGCGCCGGGTAGATCCAGAAGGCCAAGCCGAAAGCCTGCGCGTAGACGCTGGCGCCAAGACTGCAGACATCGATGATCTGGATGCAGCGCAAAAGGCATTCGATGAGGACGAAGCACTGGTCAATGAAATGCTCGAGCAAATGCCTGAGGCGGATCGAGCTGCGGTAATTGCCGCCAGCCGTGAGGAAGCCGAAGCCGTGGCAGCACAGGCGCAACGAGCTGAAAGCTATTCGAAGGCGTACCGCGCCGCCGCCGTGTGCGACATAAGGAACGGACAATAATGAATCCCTGCATTGATGCTGTACGGGCCGCCGCTGGCGACCTCGAAGACCTGGAACTCGCCGAGATCTTTGAACTGCTCCGCAGTCGCACCAAAGAAATCATGGCAAGGGAAGGCGCTCTGGGCATGGAGCAGGCGACGTTGAAAGCCGCTGATGAGCTGGGAAAGCAGGCGCGACATGCAGCCCTGATCGAGCGACGCAATGCGCTGATCAACCTGCGCCGCCGTGGCGAGATTGTCGCGTTCATTCGTGGCAACTTCGCCGACCGTCCAGACTTGGGTATCGAATCGCTGCTGGTCGGTACCAACCTCGCTCGGCAGGGATCCCGGCTGTCCGTAGCGGCTGAGCAGAAGTCGCTCGGTGATGCCTACATCGGCGGTCTGATACACGACCTCGAAGCCAAAGACCTGACCGCGCTGCTGGCGAAAGGCAGCTCTGACATCGATATCGCCGACGCTTTGTGGAAGATCGGCAATGACATGGACACCTCAAAGCTGAACGACCAGGTTGTCGATATCGCCCGCATCATTGAGAAATATCAGGAAGCGTCCCGCCTTGATGCGAATCAGGCGGGCGCCAGCATTGGCAAGCTGCCGGGGTACATTGCGCGCCAGAGCCACGACAGCGAGAAAATCGGATCGGCCGGCTTCGACAAGTGGGCGGCCGACATTCTGCCCAGGCTCGACCCGAAGACCTTCGACGGCATCACCAATGAAAAAATCTTTCTTCACGGTGTGTACGACGGGTTGGTCACCGGCGATCACCTGAAATCCCCGACCGAGGCCAAGCCGAATGGCTTCCGTGGGCCGGCCAACATCGCGAAGAAAATGAGCCAGGAGCGGGTGCTGCATTTTAAGGATGGCGTGGCCTGGCATGAATACAACCAGCTCTACGGTACCGGCAACCTGCGCGAGGCAGTTCTGCGCGGGCTCGACCTGTCCGGACAGAACACCGCACTGATGCGCAAACTGGGCACCAACCCAGAAGCAAACCTGAACATGGCGATGGATATCATCGCCGAGGACGTGCGCAAGTCAGGCGATCCGGCGGCGCTGGCCAACTTCAACACCGCCCGGGAAACGATGATCAAAAACCGCTTTGCTGAGGTGAGCGGACAGACTCGCATCCCCGGCAACGCCACGCAGGCACGTATCGCCGCGAACGTCCGGGCTTGGCAGTCGCTGTCCAAACTCGGCGGTGCGCTACTTTCCAGCTTCACTGACCTGCCGGTCGCCGCCAGCGAAATGCGTTACCAGGGCAAGAACTTCCTTGGGTCACTGGGGGAAATGACCGCCGGCCTGGTGAAGGGCAAAGGCAGTCTTGAGCAGCGTGAAATCCTGTCGAGCTTTGGTGTCTATGCCGACTCGATGCGGGGCGAGATCATGCGCCGGTTCTCCGCTGACGACTCGGTGGGCGGCAAGATGTCGCGCGGTATGTCGCTGTTCTTCAAGCTGAACGGCCTGTCATGGTGGACGGACGCCAACAAAGCCAGCGCGGGGCTGATGATGTCCCACAACCTGGCGCAGAACAAAGGTCGATCCATGGCCAATATGGACGCCGGCCTGAGCCGCACGCTCTCCTTATATGACATCGATGCCGGCAAGTGGGATCTGTTGCGCGGCATGGATACCAAGATGGCGGATGGACGCGACTACCTCACCCCCGACGGCATCGCTGATATTCCTGCCGAGAAAATCAGTGCCTACCTGACCGAACAGGGGCGGAAGGTATCCGACTCGGCAATCCGCGAAACACGCGAGGGGCTTGAACGCAGTCTGCGCGGTTACGTAAATGACCGGGTCAGCTACGCGGTTCTTGAGCCTGACGCACGCACTCGATCGATCATGAATCAGGGCACGCGCCCGGGCACGATGATGGGTGACCTCAATCGATTCCTTACCCAGTTCAAAAGCTTCCCGGCCGCGTACATGCAGAAGACGCTCGGCCGCGAGCTGTACGGCCGTGGCTACGCCCCGACGCCACTGGGTGAGGGCTATCGCGGCAGCAAGGATCTTATCGCGGCACTGCGCAACGGCAACGGGGAAAAGCTCGGCATTGCCCAGCTACTGCTGTGGACAACCGCGTTCGGTTACCTGTCGATGGCTTCGAAGGACATTGCGAAGGGGCGGGAGCCTCGTCCGGTCGACGATCCGAAAACGTGGGTGGCCGCAATGGTGCAGGGCGGCGGCTTCGGGATCTTTGGCGACTTCATGTTTGGAGAGGTCAGCCGCTTCGGCAACAAGCCATTGGAAACGCTCGCTGGCCCCACACTCGGCACCGCTGCCAGCGCTGTGGATCTGTGGAGCAAGGTGCGTTCAGGGGATGACGCCGGATCGTCAGCCTTTCGGTTGGCGCTTGGCAACACACCGTTCCTGAACCTTTTCTACACGCGCATCGCGATGGACCACCTGTTCCTCTATTCGGTACAGGAGGCGATGAACCCCGGGTCGCTCCGGCGAACCGAGCAGCGCATTCAGAAGGAAAACGGCCAGCAGTTCCTGGTCAGGCCGTCACAAAGTTATTCCGACCCGCTGGGCATTGCCCGCTAAACGAACCAGTCCCCATTGAGCCCGCCTTGTGCGGGCTTTTTTTTGCCCTGAAAAAGGAGTCACGACAGTGACCGTACCAACGCTGAACAGCACTGCTGAGTTTGCAACGAATGGGGTTACGACCAATTTCCCGTTCTATTTCAAGTTCCTCGCAAACGAAGACCTGGTGGTTACCTATGTGAACCCGGCCGGCGTATCTTCGACTTTGACGCTAGGCACTCAATACACCGTGAGCGGCGCGGGGAGTGATGTCGGCGGAAGCATCGTGACAACGTCGACGCTTGCAGGGCCCGGTCAGCTAGTCGTCTCGCGTGAAATGGATCCTTATCAACTTACCTCACTGCGCAACCAGGGCAAGTTTCTGGCCGAGACGCACGAAGACGTATTCGACAAGTTGACGATGCTGATTCAGCAAGGGTTTTCCATTTTTAAGCGAGCCCTAACCAGACCCTTCGGGCGTGATTATTTTTATGCAGAGGATCGTCGCATCGCGAACGTACAGGATCCGACCGATCCACAGGACGCGGCGACGAAAAACTGGGCACAGTTGTATGTTGCCAGCATCCTCGAAACTGGACAGGGACCGATCAACAACGCCGCGAACATCTTCTATTCCGGGCCGGACGGATCTGCGCACAACGTTCAGGAGCTTTCAGGCCCCGGAGGCGCGGCGCTTCTTGGGTTCCTTCAGGCGGGCCTTAACGCAGTCCCAAGAACGATCGAGTCAAAGCTTCGTGACTTTGTCGACCTTGAAGACTTCGGTCTGGTAGATAAGATCGGAACCGCGAGTGCTGCTGCTGCAAACACGACCGTTTTGAATCGCGCAATTCCTGCGTGCAACCTGATGGGTAAGGCGCTGCGCCTGCCGGAAGGCGTCATGGTGGTCAATCCGTTCAGCCTGCCAGCAACGTTCATCGGGATGCACGGGCGCAGCAAATACGGCACAACGCTTAAGTTCAACCGCCAATCCTATGCAGCGAATACGGTGCTGTTAAATGCACAGAGCAACACTGCTGGGATCGAGTTGGCGAAGTTCAGCATTGATTGCGACGACGCAGTTTTCAAAGTCTCCGGTCTTGCAGTTCTCCCAATGACGGGCAGCAGCAACTGGATTATCAGTGACGTAGCGGTAAAGGGGCGTGGCGATAGCTGTCTTGTTACTCAGTCATCGTCCAATGGACGGCTTTATGACTTTACGGTGAATGCAACCGGTGGGGCCGGCGCTTCATTCAGTACCTGCTTCAACGGCCAGAACTGCAAGAATGTGCTTGTGGTCGGTATGCGGACAACGGGGTTCCCAGTGTACTGCGGGGCATTTGGTATCAGCTCTGGCTGCAAGTTTATTGATTGCCACGGCGAGGGTACTTCCGGCGGGTTTGGCTGGTCGTTCGGCAGTTCCAGCTATAGCTGGATTATGGGCTGCTACATGGAGAACAGCTCGCACGAAGCTGTACAGTTGACCGACTGCACCAGCTGCATCATGGCCTTCAACACCGCGAACTGGACGGGGAGTAATGGTCAGGATGCGGGATTGTCAGTTCATGGCAAAGTTTCTATATCTCGCCTGAATCTTATTGCGTTCAACAATTTAACCAACTCTTATGCGGCTGGATTGATGGCTGCAGACAACGCTCAATACAATACGTTTGCGTTTAACTCCCTGAAGGATTGCGGGGTACGCGGAACCGCTGGCGGGCTTGGTGGCACGAATGCTTGTGCCATGGGGCAATACACGGCTCTCAACTCTCAGCAGTGTGGCAGCAACCGATTCATTGAGAACATTTGCTTGAGCGAGTCTGGCACCACTACCTATGGTTATGCAGAGTTTGTAGGTGGATCAGGATCAACAACTTTCAATACAACACTTCGCCATAACGAATTCCCCGGTGCATTCACCACGCGTTACCTGGCTCCCTCCGCATCACGTCGGATATGGGACGTGGACGCACTCTCTTTTTCTCCGACGGTTGGAGTTTCGGGTGGTGGCGGGTCGATTACTGCTTCGACTGTGAACTCTGCAAGCTTCCGGCGAAGCGGGGACTACATTGATATGAATATAGATCTGAGCGTCACTTCTGTTTCAGGAACTATTACAGGACTGCTTCTTACCTGGGTAACGACTGCGCCACTGCCGGCCCTGTATCAAGGATCGTTCAGTGGCTTAGACATAACGTCAGCAAAGATGGTGGGAGGAGTCCCTTCCGGATCCGGAGTCGCAATTAGATATTACGATGGGACGAACCCGGTAGTAGCTGGTGCTCGTATCGCAGTTGAAGGGCGGTACAGGGTGGCCTAACTATCTCGCAAGCCTCGCTTCTTTAAGGTTGCACGCTACAAGGACGTAGCCCCTAACTATTACGAATGCACAGGCTGGTATAAAACCGAAGTACCAAAGTACATAATTCAGGTGGGTGTGAATGGCCGAATGCTTCTGCATCAGAATAAACCAACTCATTGGCGCAAGCAGGCTTACCAGCACCAGCGCTGTATCCCGGCGCGCATTCGCGTCTCGCGTATAAAACTGTGCGACGATCGACAGCCCAGTCAACAACAGCAGGAAAGAGAACACCCGGCTGCCATCGAGCCAAAACAACACTGGTGTCTTCCACTCATTGAAGTATTCGCTGATTACGAACGACAGGGGGATATCCGGCCCGCTCTGAACTACACCAGTCAACCGGCCAAATGCGCTGTACTTCAGCGCGTCCCATCCGAGCGTCTGGCTTATGCCTTCGGCCAAGGTGTCAGCACGGTTCATTGCGTGCACCAGCACGGCAATCAAAAATCCGGCCACGGCTACCATCCCCATGATCACCGTCATTCGAATTGCGGCCTTCATTCCAAGGATCGGGTTTGCTCGGAAAGGATCGATCATAAAGATCGTCAGCGACATCAGGACGATTGACGAAATGTATTCATAACCTGCCAGACACTTAAGTAATATTGAGGCGCCATACATCGCTATCGCCGCTAGTTGCGCGCGCGATGATGGTGGGCATCGATAAGCGTACATCGCCATTACAGCCGGTAGGAACCATAAGAAAGAAGCCCAGTACAGGTTTCTGGATATCGCCACAACCCATGGCGAACCAATCATGCATGCAAAAAACACCGCAGCGAACGTCGTTGAAATGGTTAGACCTATCTCACGAATCATAAACGTCAATACCAGAGCCATCATCGAGGCCATCAGGAATTGCAGTGAGAAAACCGAGTTAACAAAAGGAAGATTCTTGTAAGCGAAGGAAAGCAATAACGCTTGGATGCCGAACTGCTGCGGGTATTGGTCAAAGCTAAACCCAATTTCATTGCTAAGTTGAAATGTATCTTCGTTCTTAATGCTGTCAGGGTCGACGAATTCACCACTGTAAGAAACAACATTGTAAGGACCGGATTTTTCAATATTGTTTATAATTCGCACACTTCCATTAGGAAGGGTTATTTCTTGTCCTATTCTAGCTTCGTTGTCTGCGTAGCCGAGAATGTTTGTATTTGCTACAGGGATCAGAAATTTGTTTGATGATTTACTGAATCCGTTTGTCCAATATTCGTCTGAAATCCTGGCTGTTTTTATTCCGGTAGGCGTGTCGATTCGCTCATAGACGGCAAGGACATCGGGACCTTTTATTGGTTCCCCGCGCTGAATGAAACCCATATTGCTGTGACCGGTGTCGATTCCGTTGGCGTCGGCGAATATTTTGCCAAGCACCAGTGCTTCGGAACCATCGCGCCATGTTTTGAACTGAAAATCGGACGTTGTGCTAAATAGATTAAGCTGGAATGCCGCGAGCATGACCAGAAACGCCAATACAAATCTTGATTTTTTTATTGCAGTTTTCACGTTTATTCCATTAAAAAGGTCGATCTCTCATCAGGTCGCCAATCCTATCAGCTGACGATAGCTTGATGAAAGCGTGCGGTCGTCTGACAAGCATATGCAGAGCTGCAAGCAGTTCGCCGGGCGTTGCTGCCCGAGCTACGCTTCTATTGGCTCGACACCCTATTGTTGGTTGGGGCCTCGGCCCAAAGAGGCCCAGCGATGCAGAAAACGTACATCGGTTAGTACAGTGGCTGGATTGGCTGCTGTTTTCGTCCAGCAAATACAGGGCTTGAGGCGGTAAATACGATTCCTGTCTCGGGCACGATCCCCTTTATTTCACCTTGCGGCTCAGATCCTCGACGGTACGTTTGAGCTGGTCCATCGCTCGGTCCTGATCGTTGATCTTCTGCTTCAGGTTCGAAATCTCACTGCTGCTCGAATTGGAGCTTGAGCCACTGTTGCGCTTGAGCTCTTCAACCTGGCGGCCGAGAGTATCCAACTCACGATCCTGTTCTTTGACCTTGTTCTTCAACTCGTCGAGTTCCTTGCCGCTGGAGCTGGAACTGGAGCCGCTGCTGCGCTTGAGTTCTTCGATCTGGCGCGATTGATCGCTGACGGTGTCACGCATCTTTTTCAGTTCATCAATGCTGATGTCACTTCGGATGACGACGTCTTTGCCGTAATCGTTGTGAATCAGAGGAACCTTGTCGCCGTAGGACGGGCTGCTGTTGCTCAACTCAACAGCCATTGCGCTTGCAGGCAACGCCAGAGCGGCGATCAGAGCAGTCGTGGACACAACAGAGGAAATTTTCAAAAAGCTGCGCATCACTGGTTTTCCTTGTGAACAGCGGATGAGTGCCGAAGTGGCACATCGCTATGACTTGGGATCGGCATTTATGTTCCGCAGGTCAGCTTTTTGTGAGAGAGATGTAAAGAGCCGTGTAATTCCTCATGCAAACGTCCTATATTCGGTGCCTGCATGAGCATCGCCCTGCAGTTTTCAGATGATCCCGAATGGTTCCGAAGGCCGGACAATCCGCGTCAGAGAGATCCTTGATGATCCAGATCCATCTTCCATTCCTATGATCAGCGAGAACGACATGACCGAATTAACTCAAGAGCAACGCCACGAACAAGCGCTGGATAAGTACATTCTTGACGTGCCCGATCTGAAGGAGGAGATCAAGGACTTGAGTGCCGATGATCAGAAAGATCAGATCCAGTGGGCGTTCGAAGACGAAGCTGAATCCCAGGGCTTGCAGCCGTGGGAGCTGACGCTCAAGTACACAAGCACGCCGGAGGAGTTCGAGGCCCAGCGCCTTGTTCTGCACAAGGAGGCGGCTGAAGTGCTTGGCGTCGAGTGGGAAGAGTACTGCGAGATGAACAATCTCGTCGTTTGA